AGGAGCATCAAATGTAGGAGTTGGACCTATGCCAGTTTCTCTTGCAAATCCAATATTCTTTTCAAAATAACTTTAATTTGGTTGGCCCCAAGTACCCCCTAAACCAGATACGTCTAAGTGAGCAACATTAGGCCCCATATAACCTTTACCATAACCAACACCAGCAGTAGGATTTCTAGCAGCAAAATCCATTGCTATATCTTCCATAGCTACTTGTGAAAGAGTTTTATTGGGATCATTTGTACTTACAGTAAAATCAGCAGCCTTACCAGTTGGGTGTCTGTCATTTTTATTAACATTGGCTTGAGCAAAACCTTTATCTTTTTGTTCTTGTGCAGTAAGAACTCCACCAGCACGTTCTCTAGCAGCAGCAGCTTTACCTCTTTCAATTTGAGCAAGTTGAGCAGAATTCTGTTGACCAGAAGTAATTTGTGTAGTAGCTTGTTGTCCGAAAACATTACCTACAGAAGTAGCAATATTCTGTTGAACATTTTCTGCTGGAGCATTAGGTCTGTTTGGACCCATAGAGAGAGATACTCCTGCTGGGGCACCTCGATCTACAAGATTAGCCATCCCTCCACCGGGAGTTACTTGAGTGCTCCTAGAGTTCTCAGCAGTAGTAACACCTACGGAATTAGAGCTGGTTTCTCTTTGTCTTCCACCAACACTACTTCCTAGAGATGATCTTTCTACTGTCCCAACTGGGGCACCTAAGGTTTCAGGTGATCTGACAGATGTATCTACAGGTGAAGTAGGGTTATTACCTCCTACAGACCTAACACCTTCTTGTCCACCTCTACCACCTTCTCCGAGTAATTCTCTAGATTGTTCCAGTGGAGTTTGTCTACCGAGTTTATCGGTGATGCTTGTAGGGTTTAAAGGTACTGGATCAGGGTCGTTGATATTTACAACCTGTTCAATGTTCTGTTGGTTTGCATTCACTACCTGATAATTGCTAGGATCAGGGACAGTCTTTAGAGTTTCCAGATCAACATAGATTATTCTAATGTTACCGGATTCATCAGTTACTATACGTTGTATAGCCTTTTTAGCTTCCGCCATTAGCTTTCCTCTCTTCTTGTTTCCAGATATCTAAAGCCGTATCCGCTGCTCTCATTATTCTTCTAAGTTCTGCAATACCACCCTGTAGATGCTTAATCTTGTATATGTCATTTTCGACTTCTAATAGTTTTGATAACTCTTCGATACGTTCTTCAGCATAAGCTATAGACGCACCCTTGAAGTTACCAGAACCAAGAATAAGACTAGCTACGGGTTTCTTCATTGTGTTCTACTTCCCGGAGGTTGATTGTTAGGGGGTGTACCACCAGTACCGCCATTAGAACTGAATCCTGGCTGTCCTGGGTTAGGTGCAGGACCTGGAGCTATATTACCACCTTGGGCAGCTCCACCAGTGTTTGTACCCGCTCCCTGAGCCTTGTTAGGGTCAATCCCCATAGCTTCATTCATTTTCTTCATAGCCTCTGCCTGAAGCATGGCTTCTCTAGGATCATTAACTGCCTTATCAGGATCGATATCATTACTCTCAAAGAGTTCTCTGAGGATGTAATCTCTCCGAACAAAAGGAGCATCCATTGGATTAGCCGTAACCTGTAGAGCCTGTTGGAGTCTCTGAGCACGAACTTCGTTACGCATAAGACTTTCAGTGGCTCGTGGGATAATCTCAAGATCACCTACAATATCTTCTTCAAAGAAGAACTGCATGTTGAATGCAAAGAGAGATTTACCTAAAGGCATAAGAAGATAGTCATCGATGTTTTTGACAACTGTTTTAATGTTCTGAGCACTTGCACCCATAAGCATAGACATACCAGCGGCAGTCCTACCGATACTCTGTACGTTACTCTGTCCGTGAGAATAACTAGGGATACCCGTAGCTTCATCTGCAAGCTGTCTTGCCTTATCGAAAAGCATCAAGCACTCTGTAGTGACATTATCCCATTTGAGTGTATGAATTGCCTGTCCAGCATTACCTTCAGTATAGAAGACCTTGCCGGGTCGCATAGTCATATCCTGACCGTCTTCAAGCATTGTCTTATTAACTTCAAATGCGATGTTTGACGAAAGAACACCATTATCAACGGCGAGTCTCATGAAGCCATTCATAAGGGTCTGTGTATCTTCCATGTTCTCTGCAACACCTACACCAAAGATAGAATACGGATTAAGCTCATAAGGACAAAGAAAATAAGGTATTCTAGCAGGGGTGAAGGGATTGTACGCAAGTCGTATAATACGGCCATTACATATGAAAACATTTATCTGTACTTCATCTTTATCTTTAAAGGTCTTAGGAATTTCTATTCCGGTAAGTTCTTCAAAATCTTTATCGGCCATGCCCCAGAATTCAAGAACCTCATAGGATTCTGATTGATCTCGTGATGCATAATCTTCAAGAGTGTTCTCCCAGTATTCAGGAGTATAGTTAGGACCATCCTTGATTACCTGTTCGATAACATCTTTTCTGAAGTGTGGTCTGTTCTTTAAAGCACGTAGTTGAGTTTTATTCATTTTGTGACGTTCGATGAGATATTCTGCATCTTCAATCTTGGTCACTTCTGGATCAGGGTATAGGTTCCAAATGGATACATGATGGAAATCAGCAATAGTCTTTTCTACTGGCTGATATTCTCCAGCTTTACCCCACTTAGGATATTCTTTCTTTCTTGCAACAGGACCTTTGTAAGCACCTGAACCAAGGAGTGCCATCTCAAATACAGTCAATCGAAGTGTTTTATTAGCATCTGCCTCAGCCAACTGATCAAAGAACTTCCTTTCCATCTTCTTAGCTGCTTCCTTAGCAGGTTCAAAAGTGACAGAAGAAGGAGATTTACCAGGACCATCCTTGAGTTTATCCTTTACAGGTTCAAGTTTATCCTTCAGGGAACCAAGTTCAGACAGAATATCTGGTCTGGAAACCGTGCTTGAAGGGGCACCAGGAGCTTCTGGACCCTGTTGGGTGTCAAAATGAACAGACTCTGCAATACCGAGAGGTACAGGAGTAGGTTCTACACCAATTGGGAACTTGTTATTGGCAAATAATACGTCAATTACCTGAGAATAGGCTGCAAGAACCTTTGTTTTGGTAATTTTCATGAAGATTTGAGACTTCTCGAACTCTGTGAAGGCAGCGTACTGACCTCTGTAGTTACTATAAGCCCTTAACCAACGAGTTTCATCATTTCTACGTCTGTTTTTTGATCTTTCAAACCGTTCCTTGATGTGTGATACTAAAGGAGAGTACTTTACCTCATCTTCTGAGCTTTTAGTATCCCCTAAAGCTTCAACATCAGCGGTTGCATGGTCTAAAGTAGCCCCTGCTGTCATGAAACCCTCAAAGGACATTCCAGACTTACCAAAAGAGTTTGGTGTTTTAGTTAATTCATCCATTAAAGTTTCCTATTAATACCCAAACACAGGGTCTATAACGGTTTGACTATGATAATTATGATGGTATTTCCTTGTAGGAGCAGGTTCCCACCCACTAGGAGCTTTGGGACGAGACAGAATACCATACCTGATACTATCGTAAGCGTGATCTGTTGCGTATTTAGGATCAATATCGTCCGACCCATCCGGGTCAGTCGGGATAACAGGAAGATCGCTTAGGATTTGACGACAGGTATCAAAGAAAATAATACCAGGTCGCTTTGTGTCTCTATTCATCTTCAGGAGTTCGTGGAGTCTAATTCGACCATGTACACGACTCGATGGGAATCTGTTATCAGCAGGTCTCCATTTGCATCCTGCCTTAATCATTTCCTCTGCTGGGGAGACACCTGTTGTGCCGCGATTAGCCCAAGTAGAGAAATCGAGTACCCCGTAGGATATTCTTTCACCCCTCTCCAGTTCGATTATTCGTCTGGCTAATTCTGAGGGTGGAATCTTAAATCCATAGAGTTCTCTGTATACGATTAATTGTCCATCCATAGGATCGATTGCATACCAGTGAACGGCTGTACCTGATCTTTCAGAATAACCCCAGTCACAAGAACGGAATCTCCTCCAATCACTAGGGATTATCCTAGGCTTACAAGTATGTATTTCTGTACGGAATTCTGAGAAGGCAGCACCATCTGCTATGTTCCAATCACCATCAAGAAGTTGTCTACGGGACTGTTCAGTACCAGAAAGAAGACCAGCTTCATAATTACCATCTTCGTACAGATAAGGATTGTCTTTTAACAGAGCAGGAATGAACCTTCTTTTAAAGATAGGCTTGTCTGCTTTGTCTAAGTCTCTGTGGTCCTTGGGAAATCTAATTATATTGTTATCAAAGTCTCTTGCCCAGAAAGCATGATTGAAAGGGGCAGGATCAATGAACATCTTTTTAACCCAACCGTGGCCAGGACCTCCGGGGTTTGTAGTAGCTCTCATGTAGAGAGAACCTTCCAGACCTGATCCCTTTTTTGTTCTCAGACGGGTCTTGAGTTTTAACCAAGGTTCAGGAGTTGGCCATTGGGTTAATTCATCAAACCCTACGTATGTATATTCCTGTCCTATAAATCTTTTGAAGTCCCTGTCATCATCAAAGTAAGTCATCCAGAGTTTAGCCCCTGAAGGGAATGTCCATGTGGATTTCTGAATGTGGAACTGTGCCCCATTACCGAACAGAGCAGGATAAAGTTCATCAGCCTTCTTGAGAAGATCACGGAGTTCATCATTACTACGACGAAGGATCAATCCATTGAAGTGCTTGTTGTGAACAAACCTAAGCACATCTGCAAGGAGTGCCATACTCTTACCCACAGTGTTTAGACGTAGTACCAGTCTGGAAAATTAGATGATTTAAGTCTATGAATCACGAATTGTCTATATGAATTTAACTGTCTTGCAGCTTCTCGCACACCTGAATAAATAACACCATCGATAGAGATTTCTTTTTTCTTTTGAGAGTCTATCATTTTCTGTTTAGATATAGGATTATTCATGGGGTTATTTTCTGTAGACCATATATTCGGATGGTTATCTACAATACTCTTTTTGTGCATGGGGTTATCATGAAGTAGAACATTACTTAAAGTTCCTCCAACACATACATTGTAATATTGTTTGGATTGAACTTCTTTTAAAGTTATTAATTCTGCTTCACGACTTAAAGCTTCTTCAACAGAAGAAAAATATTCAAATTCAAATCTGAAATTCTTTTTACCGTATTTTCTAAGAGCATGTCCAAAAGGGAACTTACTTGAAAAATGTTCTTTAAGTCTTCTTTTGAAATTATTTGTTACGCCTATGTAAATACGATTACTTGGACTTATGGCTTTATATAATATGTATTTCATCTAATCTACCTTTTGGTACTTCACTCATAGAGTGGCTAAACACTGTGGACTATATCTTCACCCTATAAAGGGGCTACGCGCTTCCGGCCTTAACCGTACTCCCTTTCGGGATAGTCTCTGAACCTTGATCTTTATAAGACCCTTGGCTGCTGATTCTTCCTCATCGGACATTCCAGCAATTCACGTAGTTTATTTTGACACCTCTCGGTGAAAGGAGGCGGTAAAACCCAGATACGGGTTCACCTCCAGCGGCACCCCCATAGAGTACTTCGCTTTCTTCTGCCGCGAGGAATTCTGTCTGGGGTCCCGGATTAGGTTCAAATGCAATAGGAGCATCATCAAGGTAATCTGTCTTGTCAAGCTCCATAGGAGGAAGATCAACAACTGGGCTTTTAGCCTCTTCTACGATTTCTTTCTTTTCAACTAGAACACCGGAGAGTTTATTGATCTTACGCTCATATGCAGTCTTGGACTTCTTGAGATTGGCTATCTTCTTCTTTATCAGAAGCTCAGACTTCCTATCTCTTGAAGGTTTCTTATGAATACTAGGGGTATGCTTTCTCTGAAAATCTGGACGATACTTCACCCGGAGTGATTTTAAGCCGGCATGGGACAGAGATAAAGTATACCCTCTAGATGCCAGATCAGCATTAAAGCTGTCTGTAGCCTCTCTAAGAGAGATACCATTGTCTAACTGATCTAAGGTAGTTGAGAGACAAGTAAAGAGTACCGGATCAGCGACAAGGAGATTAGGATCACCTCCCTTCTTTGAATACCCGAATGGGGGTCTTGAACCTACGTTGGGAATTTCTAAAGGATACCACTCCGTCGCTGCGCTCCTGCGCACTTCGTTTGCACCCTTATCACTTACAGATTGCAAGTTATCACTTACAGGATTTACATTTTCCACTATGAGGTTTACCACACTTCTTACATTTCTTCTCTGTCAGAAGAGATTAAAGATCGGGCTAACAAGATAGTCCTTATGAATGCCCCCAAGGCTGCCGTCAAGATGGGAGAGCTTTTGGATAATCCTAGTATGATGGCCGGAAGTAATCTTCTTAAGGTTGCTCAGGAT